AATCAACCACCATGACGGTTAACTACGCAATGTACAAAATTGCCATGAACCCTAATATCCGCATTGTGCTCATATCCCAGACTCAGACCCGCGCCAAGGAATTCTTGTACTCCCTAAAGCAGCGCATGACTGAAGAGCCGTGGCTTAAGATGCAACAGGTGTACGGTCCCTCAGGGGGCTACAAGGAGACATCAGACCAATGGACTGCAGACAGAATCTATCTCGAACGAGAATCAGGAGAGAAGGACCCGACGGTTCAAGCTCTTGGTATTGGACAGCAGATCTACGGTACTCGTGCGGATCTAATCATCATGGACGATATTGTCTCAACGACAAACGCGCACGAATGGGAAAAGCAACTCAACTGGTTGCAAAAGATGGTCGTTACCCGTGTGGGTTCGACTGGGACGCTCCTGATTGCAGGGACTAGAGTTTCCTCCATAGATCTATATAAAGAAATAAGAAATCCAGAACACTGGACTGGTGGCAGGTCGCCTTTCACATACCTAGCCATGCCAGCCGTACTTGAGTTTGACGATAAGCCAGCAAAGTGGAAAACGCTTTGGGCTAGGTCTGATAGACCGCTGGATGGGGCTGACGAGTTTGATGATCCAGAATTGCTTACACCCGATGAAAACGGGCACTTTGTAAAGTGGGATGGTAAGCGACTGTTTGATCGCCGTAGCGAAGTTAGTCCCTCCACGTGGGCACTTGTTTATCAACAGCAAGATGTCGAAGAAGATGCAATCTTTCCTCTTCCAATTGTTAACGGTTCCATCAACCGCATGCGTAAAGTAGGCAAACTGAATTTCAGTGCGCCAGGACACCCTAACGCTGCAGGTTCTTGGTTTGTTATCATGGGGCTTGATCCCGCAATTTCAGGCAAGACCGCTATGGTTGTGCTTGCAGTTAACCGAGAGACACACAAGCGATACGTGCTTGATGTGTACAACATGGCTGAATCCACGCCACAAAAGATTGATAGTTTAATCAAAGAATGGGTGGTGGAATACCAGCCCCAAGAGCTTCGCATTGAGATCAATGCTTATCAGAAAGCTTTTGCTCTTGACTCTGAGCTACGAATGTGGCTTGCAAGTCGTGGTACTGCGCTACGCGAACACTTCACCAGTAAGAATAAGTGGGATGTTAACTACGGTGTAGCTGCGATGTCCTCACTGTTTGGCAGTATGCGAGACGGAAAGTTCAGTAAGGATAACCTTATGGAGATTCCTGATAACTCTAATGAGCACGTTAAGGCTTTGGTTAACCAGTTAATTACTTGGAAGGCTGATACCAGAGGACCAACTGACTGCGTTATGGCACTGTGGTTTTGTGAAATCAGGGCAAAAGAACTAATTCAACAGAGTAATTTCAGAACGGCTCACGCCAGTAACAAGTGGGCAACAAGAAGAAACGTTGCTATGCAGGGTGTTATTAACCTTGATGAGATGGCAATGGAATCATTGTCAGCTCTATACTAGGAAATTAAATGGCATTATCAAGCGAGCAGATTACTCATAAGGTATTAGCTCTTACACGTCGCTATGGTGCACGTGATCAACGTATGGTAGATATTACTGCTGTACGTCGTGGCAACATGGAATCCGTGTATCCAGATATGTTCCCAGAGGGCATGTCCAAACCAATGATTGCCAACTTTGTTGACGTTGCTGCCCGTGACATTGCTGAAGTTCTTGCGCCACTTCCTTCTTTTAACTGTTCAACCCCAAGTATCAACTCGGATAAAGCAAAGAAGTTCTCTGACAAGCGAACCATTATTGCTAACAACTACGTTGAATTTTCTAGTCTTCAGACTCAGATGTACACAGGTGCTGACTGGTATCTAACCTACGGTTTTCTTCCAATCTTTGTTGATGCCAACTTTGACGAAAAGATGCCACACATCCGCATTGAGAATCCAATGGGTTCTTACCCAGAGTTTGATCGCTTTGGTCGCTGTGTGTCTTTTACTAAGAAGTACATGAAAACAATTCGTGAACTAATCGTTGACTTTCCTGAGTACGAAAATTTAATTGTTGGAAATCTTGGTCGGGAACTAACCGACTACGATAGCGCAATGGAACTAATGCGCTACGAAGATGCTGATCAGGTAGTTCTTTTCTTACCTCAACGTAGCAATTTGGTTCTTCGTAAAGCTAAGAATCCAATTGGAATGCTTTCGGTTGTAGTTGCACGTCGTCCTGGACTTGACCTAGATGACCCACGTGGTCAGTTTGATGACGTACTATGGGCACAGATTGCTCGTGCTCGTTTTAGTTTGCTGGCTATGGAAGCTGCAGAAAAATCTGTACAAGCTCCACTAGTTCTACCTAATGACGTATCTGAATTTGCCTTTGGTCCTGACTCAGTTATTCGCACAAACAATCCTGCTGGTGTACGTCGTGTAGCCCTTGAGCTACCTACTGGTGCATTTACTGAACAACAGTTATTAGAAAAAGAAATGCGTATGGGTGCTCGTTACCCAGAAGGAAGATCAGGTAACATTGATGCGTCTATTATTACAGGTTCTGGAGTTCAAGCACTTCTTGGTGGCTTTGATTCGCAGGTAAAAGCTGGACAGCAAATTCTTGCTGAAGCCTTTAAAAAAGTTATGGAACTTTGTTTCCATGTCGATCAGACTTTATTTGACGAAGATAAGAATATGGCTGGCATATATCAAGGTGCACCATATGAAATTAACTACAAGCCTTCTAAAGATATTAAGAACGATTACAGTATTCAGGTTCGCTACGGTGTTATGGCTGGACTTGATCCGTCCCGTGCGCTTATTTTCTCGCTACAAGCTTTGCAAGCTGGACTGCTATCTCGTGAGTTTGTAATGAGTGAGCTACCTTGGAGCATGAATGTTGGTCTTGAAAAGGATCGTATTGACATTGAGCGAATGCGAGATGCTCTGTCTGGTTCTATTGGAGCACTAACTCAAGCAATTCCACAGATGGCTTCTAATGGAGCAGATCCTTCAGAAATCATTGAAAAGATTGCTACTGTAATTGATATGAAAAAGAAGGGCACTTCTATCGAAGATGCCGTTATGCAAATTTTTAAGAAGCCAGAAGAAGCTGAACCAGCACAAGAAGGTGCAGCACCAGAACAACCTATGGCTCCTCCAGGAATGCAACCACCTATGCCACCTGGACCAGCACAACCAGCTCAACCAGAAGGTCAACCAGCAGGACCACCACCAGATGTGGCTAGTATCCTAGCTCGTCTGGGTGGCGGAGGATGACAACAATAGTAGGTGTAGAAACTAAAAATGGTTTCATTCTTGCTGCAGATAGTCAGACTACTGAAGGTGAACGTGCTTATATAAGCAAAGAAGTTCCAAAGATAGTTGAAGTTAACGAGTACGTTATATGCGGTGCTGGTACTAGTCGCTATTGCGACATAGTGACTTATGGTTGGGAACCACCAATTTATGATGGCACTAACTTGTATAAGTTTATGGTTTCAAAATTTATACCATCAATGCGTAAGATACACGAAGAAACAGGTTACGTCCTTAAAGATGATGATGACGGTGCAAGCTTTCTAGTTGGACTAGAAAATAAATTGTTTTACATTTGTGAAGATTATTCAGTATTACGTACCGATACCAAAATGTATGCAATGGGTACTGGTGGTAACTGGGCACTTGGCGCATTACATGCTGGTGCAACTGTAGAAGAAGCAATGAAGATTGCAATTAAACTTGATATTAATTCTGGAGGAAAGATCCAGATAATCAGACGAGGAGAATGACATGGCACAGCAGGGCGGTCCACGACCAGTTCGTACCAATAGTCAACCTAAACCAGTATCAGGTCCAGGTGCTTTATCACAGCGTACGGATATGATGACTAATAGTGATCCTAATGTTTATGGTGATCGCAAAGCTACTGAAGAATTGATGTCTTCTGCTCCAATGGCTAAGGCAAGACCAGTTCCAACTCCACCTCCTGTTGCTGGATTATTTGCGCCAACTCAAAATCCAAATGAACCAGTTACTGCTGGCAATCCAATGGGTGAAGGTCCTGGTCCAGAATCTTTAAATCTTCCAGCACGAACATTTAATCCTACGCAAATTCTTACTCGGCTATCTCAAAGTGACCCATCAGGTGAAGTAGAAATGATACTACGAGAGATGCAAAGTAAAGGTATCTTTTAGTGACAGTCCAACCTGAATTTGCTGGAGCTTCGCCGAGCTTTGCAGCATACACTCCAGATTTAGCTCCATCTACTCCATTTGCTAATACTCCAAATGATCCCTCTAGTGCTGCTATTCGCAAGCTAGATGCAAACGTTGCAAACGTTAGCCCTGCTCTCTATGCTGCAGGTGCACGTACAGCTTTAACACGTGAAGAAAAAAACTTAATTGAAAACTGGTCAGGTGTTAAAACCACACATGAAAAACTTATGCGTATGCGTGGTAGTCAAGCGGGACAAGAATTTAATAAACTTGAACCTGGCATGCAAGAAGTACTAAAAACTTATTATAAAATTGACTATGCAAATAAACCAGACAATGGTGCAATTATTCAGAATGAAACATTCCGAAAAGTTTTAGGTCTTGATGATGGTTTATCTGTTGGCGATGTAATTAAAAGTCCGTTTCGTTTTCTTATGGAAGCTGGAGCGCAATACGGTAAAGCAATAAATACCGTTGGTAACATGGCTCAAAATTCAATTATTAATCGTGAGTCATTCTGGACTCGTGCTAACTTTGATAAATCTTTTGATGGTAAATATCTTTATGATGAATCAATATCAGATGAATTAGTTAATAAGTATGGCGGAGCTGAAAGCTTTGTAGCTATGCACGTTCTTGCTGGTGATACTCCAGGAGAAATTATTGATGCTTGGGGTCCCAACGATACTGCTATTTTAACTGCAATTAATTCTATGTTTAATGAACCAGAAGCTTTTGGTGTAATGGTTGGTGAATTTTCTAGAGCACAATTATCTCCAGGCAGAAATATTGGTAGATTTGTAGCTAATTCTTTAGGTGTTAAAGCAGAAGATAATAAAAAATTATTTTCACTAACTACTGGTGCTATTGATTTAGCGTACCAAATCTTTGCAGACCCATTAACATACTTAACACTTGGTGGCTCTGTAGTTGTCAAGGCAGCAAGCAAAGCTGAAAAGCTTGCTGCTGCAATTAAAACTGGCGATGATGTGCCTATGTATCTTGCACGTCCTGATGTTGCTCCAGTATTTGATAAATATACTAAAGGTATTGGCGAGTACACAAAAGCCAAAGAGCTTAATGATACGTCTGCAATGAATGAAGCTATTGCTACAATTCAAAAAGCATCTCCAGCCCATGGCACAATTGAAGAGATTGAATTCTGGTCAGAACTAGGTGTAACAGATCTTCCAAGTCTTGTTCGTCAATTTACTGGTGATGAAACTGGAGCATTTACTAAATTTGTTCGTGGTCGCACAGTGGACAAAACTTATGCAACTAATGGAGCAGACCACGTAAAGTCTTCTAGAGAATTTACAATGAAAGTAAAGGAGCGTACTCGCGAATTCTTTACTGGTAAAGTAGATTACAACGAAACTCCAATTGAATATGCAGATCTTCGACCAAAACTTTTAAGTGATAAAGTAACTGATGTTGAAATTAAAGAACAAAAACAACAAAACTTTTTACAAAAATTTATTCAACAACAAGTACAGTTGCATCCTGGTCGTTCTATTGTTTACCATGATGATGCAAACGTAGCTAAAACTGCTGACACATTTCGCAAGCAAGCATTTCTTGCATTTGGTCGTCGTGATCTAGCTGAAGTTGCTACTATGGATTTTTTGAGATCCAGTCAAGCTGATCGTTTTGCAATGCATCGCTCTATCTTTGAGTTAAACATGCGTCGTGCTGGTATTCATGGCATGGATGGTGGAGAAGAATTTATTCAGAAAGCTCTTGATGCTCATTTTGGTAATAAAAAAACTTGGGAAGTATTAGATAATGCACCAATACCTGAAAGATTTGGTCTTGCTCAGGGTAGATCAATTGCTGCAACTGGTCCTTTACATGCTAGCCAGTTTCAGAATTACGTAACCGCACCAGACTGGCGAGCAATTTCTGAATTTGCTGCCAGTAGAGCATTTAACAAAGGTGACAAAAAGTTAATTGAATACATTCCACAAGTAATTGGTGGAGCATATAATCATAGAGTTACTGGTATTGCTACAGATTTGTGGACAACTCTTACTCTTGTTCCTCAGTTGGGTATTCGTACTGCAATTGATGAAGGCTTTATGTTCTTAATGTATGCTAATGGTGCATTAGTTAAAAACTATACTGCTGCTCGTAAGTTCAATAAAATTCAAGCTTCAGCAACTGGTGATTTATCTGCCGTTGGTCCAATTAAAAATGGTATTCAAATTGCTTTAGGTAAAGCACTTGGTCGTGAATTTGGTGCAGTACGAGATATTAACCAAGAACAACGCATTGCAATACGTAAAGGCATTGAAAAAGAAAACAAAAAAAAGCCTCAATATGAAATTGATGAACTTGTTCGTGCTAGACTAGTTGATATTGCTATTACGCGCCGTGGTCGTAAGTTAGATCCAGTTCAAAAACAATGGATGCGCGAACTTATTATTGATAATCCAAATGTTTTACGCGACGTATCTAGTCGTAACGTAAATGCTGCTGCACTTGGTCGTGCAGATTCCATGTCTACGCCAGTACTTTTAAGCGAAGGTCAATTAGATATTTCTATGCGTGATCTTGGAGTTGTTCCTAAAGGTTCTAGACGTGCTCGTGATACTAGGGACATGAAAGATACCGATATTGATATCACTATGTTTGATAACTTTACTCGTATATTTAATGATCGTGGATTTACATTTAAAACTAAAAATGGTGAGGATCGTACATTTAGTTTCGGTTCTGTATTCTTACAACATAATGGCATTTTTGATGCAGATGATTTTCAAAAAGCTTCTAGACAGTTAATGAGTCTATTTGGTTTTGTTAGAAATTCTGAAGGTCGTTACATTATTGCTTCTGATGAAGCAGATAATGTTAAAACATTTATGGATAGCACAAGATTTTTTGATAGTTATAAAGATTCTGCAAGTGACGGCGATAGAATGCTTGAGTTTGTTACTGCTGGTTTGAAAGATACTTACAATGCTTTTCATGGTGGACCATTACAATACAATCCAAAGTTAATAAAGCACTTTGATGACTTAAGGCGCAATGGAGTAACTGATCATCGC